CCATCAATGGAGGCTACCGTACTTGCTCGAGCTGTAATGGCTCGGGCGTGAAGAGCCGATTCAGCCCAACTGGGATGCTACTAATAAAGCCTAAGACAGCATTGAGCGAAGGTGACAGTGCACTTAGTGGAGAGTACTTGAAGTTCGTTAGCCCACCAATGGACACGCTGAACTTCCTCCGCACAGAGATTGAGCAACAAATGGCAAAGGCTCGCAGGATATTGCACTTGCCAAGCTCAGATGAGACGGGAACCATTGGCGAGGCATCGACAGCCACAGGCTCATTGAATAAGCTACGTGCGCTCTATGCGTTTATCAAGCCTATCTCAGACCAGCTATTCAACCTTTATGAGTTCTGCTTGGTGACAATGGGTAAGATGCGTTATGGCGAAAACTTTGGCGGGGTGAATCTTGTGTACCCGACCAGCTTCGACATTAGCACACCGAGCGATTACTTAGCTGTCATCAGCGAAGGTGTGAAGGCAGGCGTACCGCCATCGATTACGTTCAGCAATGTCTACAACTACATAAAGGCAATTCACTACACCGATGAAGAGACAAGTGCTGTTTATGACTTAATCCTCAACGCTGATGAATTACTACTAATGAGCTCGGCCGACATCGCCCTGCGCGTTGCTAATGGCACAATCGAGAAGTATCAGGATGTAATCCATCACAGCGCACCACAGCTAATCATGGAGCTCATTCGCAATCATATACCGACCGAGGGTGCTCAACGCTTCATCGACTTACCGATGGCCGAGCAGATTGCAGCACTTAACCGCTTGGCATCGGATAGGATTGCCGTGCAGCTCGACCCGATTCAACAGGCGCAACAGGAACTATTGAATGGCATCATTTGATTCGCTCGTAAACCAAAAGATTAAGCTCTTCGAGTCGGTGCCGGATAAACTGGCAACGGCTGCGATTAAGACACAGGCTGAGATATGGCGCAAGATTCGCCCGATTCTCGATGACATGGATGTCAGCGCTGCTGGGAACATCGAGCAAACAGAGGGCAACATTAGGCGCATCGGGCTCATTGCTGATGAACTTAAGAAGGTGCTTGCGGGTAGTGAATACAAGGAAGCAGTTCGTGCCTTTCTCGGCTCAATCGATGAAGGGGTGCAGCTCACTAACGAGATTGCACGAACATTCGAAAGCGCATTCGAACCTACCGAAGTGCAAAAGCAATTGCTGCAAATATCTAAGCAGAATGCGATTAACACATTCTTCGGTGCTGGCTTGGATGCACGATTCACGCAGCCCTTCCTCGAGCAACTAACCACGAACATCGCAGCACGCGCACCACTACGCGAGGCCGTTGTTGCATTGGAAGGGATTGTCACCGGAACAGAGGCGAATGATGGGCGGCTGCTTGCCAACATAAAGACCACAGCCACCACCGCGCAAGCCGTTGCAGACCGCAGCTACTCAGCCGCTGTCAATGACGAACTCGGCATCGAGTGGTTTGAATACCTCGGCGGGGAGATTGACACAACGCGCCCATTCTGCGAAAATCGTGAGGGCGGCATCTACCATCGCAAGGAAATTGAGGCATGGGGCGCGGGTAAGAATAGTGCTGGCATCAATGACATTCGTGACGGCTCATGGGCTGGGCGCATTGAAGGCACAGATAGTAAGTCGATTTTTACACTTGTAGGGGGGTGGAATTGCCGACACTATCTTGTGCCAGTGCCCGAAAGAAAAGTGCCGGAGACGGTCAAAGCTCGAGCGAGAGCGGAGGGGTTTATTGATTAAATAAATTTTATACCTTTGCTATATGAGACACTTAATACTCTCAGATGGCCGCATCATTCAAGCATCCGATATGGTGGCCGAGCACCTACTGAATAAGAAGGGCGCAAAGGAATTAATATTGCAACCAATTAACACCCCTCAAATATATGCCGATCAAACCGGAGGAAGCACTGGAGATAGTCAACTTCCTAAACCTAAACGAAGCCGAGAACCTCGAGGAAGCAAAGGAGAAGTTCCAAGAGAACTGGGTAAACAGCAAGGAGCTAAGCGAAAAGCTCGGAAAGATTAATGGCACAATTGCTCACGTTGCTAAACGAGCATTTGAGCCTTTCGGAGTTACGCTCACTGAAGAAGATTTCAAAGACAAGAAGGCGCAAGATGTTTTACGCATGGCATCCGAGCGAGCTCGAGAGGCTTATGAGAAACAGCAAGAAGAGTGGCAACAGCGAGCCGATAAGTCAGGCAGCGAAGAGCTGGTGAAGGAATGGGAGAAGAAATACAAATCCCTCGAGAAGAAGGTTAATGATATCGACTCTGCCCGGCAAGATGCCATCAATCAGTTCGACCAGTTCAAGATTAAGATTGCGGACGAACAAAAGCAGAGCAAGATAAACCACACCTTCGAGAAGGAGCTATCAGCAATCAAGCTCGACCCATCGGTGAATGAGTTTACCATTAAAGGCTTTAAGGCTACCATCGGCGAGAAGTATGCAATCGACCTGGAAGAGGACGGCAATGTCTTTGTAAAGGATAAGAACAGCGGCGAGCGATTGAAGTCCAAAGAGAAAGCCGGTTCATTCCTCAACTTATCTGATGTGCTGCTTGCCGAAGCTACGGCGGCGGGCATTATTATGAAGAACCCATCGGCTGGGCAGCGTGTGCCGAGACCGGGGCAGGCTATCATCCCGCCGATTGAAGCACAGACCGACAAACGCATGAAAGGTGTCAACCCTCGATTCTTTACCAAATGACAATCAAGCAAGCGTATAAGATATTGAAGCATCACGCTGATTGGCGCGATGGCAGAACAGCCGAAATGGTAAGCCCTACTGACCTGACCAAAGCACTTGAGATTGTGCTTACATATCTCGAAAATAAACTAACGCAGACAGCCCATGCCTGAATATGAAGGTTACAATGTCACGGCATCCGATCGCGCTGGAAAGAAGTATAAAGCGGTAGACGATGACGGCAATGAGATTCACTTTGGCGCTGAAGGCTATCGGATTAACCCCGGCACGGATGCAGGCAATTCTTACTGCGCTCGTAGTAATGGCATCCCTTCGCCGAAAGGCTCGGCGAATTGGTGGGCTCGGCAGCTTTGGAGCTGCGAGGGGCGAAGGTCGGTAAGCGATAAACCTTTTTTTGGTAGAATCGAATTGCCTTAGTATATTGCAGCTCGTTCTTTATTCATACAATAGTTTAGGCACTATTTGAAAAGGCTTGCAGAAATGCAGGCTTTTTTTATCGGTTGCCCATAACGGTTTGCAGATAAGCGAAGGCAAAGATTTAGAAACGAAAATTTTAACTTAAAAACAGAATATAATATGAAAACAAAAACATTAATTTACCACAGAGCCTTTGCTTTTGCTTATGTGCTGTTAGTAGCTGTTATTTTTTGCGGTTGTGGAGAACAAAGCCCAAATAAAGCGAACAGGAAATGCTTTTTAACAGTAAGAAATGGAAGCGGATGGAGTGCTGGTGGCTCGGTTGTAGAGTGTGATAGTTTTCAGATGCAAGGAACAAGAAAAGCATTTGTTTGGGTTGACGGCTATAAAATGAATATTGAAGCGGAAGATGTTATTTATCCGAACATAAGGTAGCAAAAAATAATTGCTACTAACTCTCTTATAGCCGCTAATTTGTAGCGTATTATTTTTTTATTTATCTTTGTAGCATCTATGATGTAGTGAGCCGCAACTTATCGCGGCAAAGTAGGCGCAACTTCCGGCCTTTGTAATTGGAAGTTCTCTTAATACTACATTAATCATGTCTATATCTCGCATTCTATCGGAGTGTCCTAATGTGCAAATGTCACTTAGCGAACTCTTCATCGAAGTTGGACAGCGTGAGCAATTGCCTTTCTTAGAGTTCTTGCTTTCGCCTGAAAACGCAAAACTAATCCGCACTGAGGTTGCACCCGGTGGCGGTAAATTAAAAACAGTACAAGCTCGTTGGATTCAGCGTTTGCCTGAGACTGAAGTAGAAGAGGGTGGCGACATCCTTGCTTGTACTTCAACCAATACTTACGGCGATTCAACAACCACTTACACGCTTGACACGACTGACACTTACACTGCTTCTCAGCTTATCAATGCTGCCGACATCGCTCGCCATTGCCAAGAAAACTCTCGCTATGTGCTTGAGTCGGTTATGCGCTTAATGGATGTAATCGACCGTAAGGTTGCTTCTGCTGCCGCTGTTCAGGCTGTTGCTGACATCGGAAACTGGGGCACTGATGTAGAAGGTTTCTACACTGTAACTGGTGACTGCTTGGAGATTGCTACAATGAACGGAACAACTGAGCCGAATCCATTTGCAATCGCTGACATTCAGCAAGCAACTCGCATGGCTAACTACCCAGCAGCACCAGTTGCTTTCGGAGGCGCAGCAATGCAGCGTTATGCTAATGCAATGGCTGCTGGCTGCTGCTCACAGTACGGCTTAGACTTACTTGCAATCACTCAGCAGAACGGTTTCGGCTTTGCTTATGATTCACGTTTGGCTGCTGCACAAGGTGATCAGAATTCCGCGTTGATAACTACTGCCGGAGCAATCCAGTGGTTGTCTTTCAACTTGGCTGATTGGAACACTGGCATCACTCCTGTGGCTGGTTCAAACTACTCTAAGACCTTGGTGTTCACACCAGCAGGCGTACCAGTAGATTTGACAATGAAGGATGATTGCGGTAACTTGTCAATCGTGTTAACTACAACTGGAAAGATTGTAACGCTTCCGACTGACATCTACGAAGCAGCTGACAAGTTCGCTGGTGTTAACTACGTTAACTGCGTTAGCATTGTAAACCCGTAATCGGGTCGGTAGGTTTACTCTCGCAAGCCGATGAGGACTTATTGACCCAAGACGGATTAGATAATCTAACCACGCAATAAAGAGGGGGGCTTCGTGCCCTCCTTTTTTTATTTATCTTTGTAAAAACTAAAGAGATGTGCATTGAATCACTACTCGGATTAAGAGGCTGCGAATCACCAGAGCCATCGACTGGGCTCTACATCGATGACCTCGGCATCAATCAAACCTTTCTCGGGCAACTTATCACAGACCAATACCGCAATGGCGTTGAGCTGTTCGAAGATAAGCGAGCATTCGCATGGCGCAAACTTTCATCCGATGTGCTGACTAAGCTCAGCCCAATGATGAAGAGCGACACGATCATCGAGAGCAAGCGCGTTGGACAAGTTTTGTCCAATTATGCCAATGTGCAGACTGCGCTCGGTGCTGGCAACTATGGCGGCATCAGGTTGAAGATTGACCCGAACACGGTTAGCTATCTCAACTTTTACCTTGCCGACATTAACCTTGCAATCGACTCGGCTAATGTGAATGTGCCGGTGCTTATCTTCGACATGACCACAGGCAAGCTGATTGAAACAATCACCTATGCTGAGGGCGCGCTCGATCAGTTCATCGGCAAGACCTTCACCTCAGCAAAGCGTAAGATGGACATCGCCATTGTCTATGAGTCAGACATGAACACGGTTAAGTTCACACCAAAGAGGGGCACTTGCACAAGTTGTGGAGGCGGTCCAAGAGAATCGCATATCTGTCCTTTCGTGGATGCGATAGGCATCGAGCTCACAACAGATGGCACGAATGTGCTGACAAGTACCAGCTCAAGATATACCACAGGCATGAGCCTCACGTACAATGTGAACTGCGACAGACAAGGATGGCTGTGCTCGGTAGGTGGAACGATGGCATTAGCGTTAGCCTATGCCACAGCCGTTGAGATTTACAACTATGCCCTAATGATTAGCCCGAATCAGCGAGTGAATACAACAGTTATTGTAAATCGGGGGCAGAACAAGACCGAGCTCATGGATGGAATCATGGCAGCTCGCGACATCGCAGCAACGCGATACAGCGAAGACCTTGGCGCTACGTTGCAGAACATGCGCCTACCTGATGACACGCATTGCTGGGATTGCAAGCGCAATATGAAGTACGTTACAGCCCTGCCATAACATGCCGACACCCGCCGAAATTCAAAAGAACCTCGATGCGTTGTATAGCGATTGGACTAATAATTTTACTGCCTTATACGGCCCTGTTCGTGAATTGAAGCGCATCATGTTTAAGCGCATTTTCGGCACTGGCTCGAGTGGAGGCACAAACACGGCGGGCGAGAAATTGCCGACTGTGCCATACAAAACAACGCCGATATATGTTAGTCCGCGAGCGTTGGCATCGGCACCAAGCAAGTACAAGGTGGGCAAACGTGGCGAGCCGATTAAGTCGCTGTTCTTTCCCGGCGGTTATGCCGAATTGAAAAAAGGCACTTCGCGCAAGTTACCTTTGGAATTGACCGGAAGATTAAAAGGCGGCTTCCTTTCGTCCGATGTATTGACCGAAGGATTGGAAGCAGCGATAACAGTACCCGCATCAGAGGAGGGCAAGATTGATGGCTTAGAGAAGAAATACGGCACTATCTTTTTGCCGACACCTGAAGAGCAAGCCGAGATGCTTGAAGACCATGCAGCCGAGCTCGTGCAACAAATCATTAATGCTATGAATAAATGAATATACTTTCTACCATTCTCGACAGGCTTAACCAGCGCATTGAGGTCGGCAATATCTTCGATAAGATTTACGGCCTTAGCGAGCTTGTAGGCGAGGGCAATGATAAAGCGTGGGCGTTCTATATCGGCAACGGTCAAGCGATTCCTGTAACCGATTACGATGCGAAGCAGGGCACGCTATTCTGGGCAAAGCGTGGCAAGATTAACGTGACGAAAAATGATTCGCTTAAGCTGGCTGGCTGCCGCTCAATCTATGAGACACGCTTCTCGATGACGGCATACGCAATGGTGCGCAAGTCGCACCTTCCTTGCGACTCAGCCGATGCACAGGATTGGGTAGCATCGAGGGTGCTTCGTTTAATTAGCGGCACTGACCCGCAATTTAAGACTGCAATCGGGGCAATCGCTTATGAGGTAGTGCCGAGCGGGTATCAAAATGAGATTAAGTATTTGCCAGTAAACTATGAGTGGGCAGCGGTTGCAATTGATGTGGATGTTAATGTCAGCACATCATCTGAGGACGGCTGCTATGACACTTGCCAAACGGGTGACATACCTCTGCCCGATTTCGAGCCTTGCGAGCCTTGCCTCATATCAGTGGCTGTGGATGGGGTGACAATCACAGGCAACGGCACACCAGCCGACCCGCTTGTCGCAATTGGTGGCGGTGGTGGTACACCACTAACCACGCAAGAGGAAGGCACAAACGTAAGCACCAACACAACCACGCTGAACTTCACCGGCTCTGGCGTGACTGCTTCGCTTACTTCGCCTGGAGTGGTTGAGGTGAATGTGCCGGGCGGTGGCGGTGGCGGTGAGGACTTGCAGCAAACAACCGACATCGGCAACAGCACAACGAATAACATTGCATTCACTGGCGCTGCTGGACTTAGCTTCGACAATGGCGCATTCTTCCGAAAAGGCACAACCGATGCGGGCAATGGCGGGGCAAAGGGCACGGCGCAAATTTGCTCGCTTAGCTATGAGCTGAAGTGGGAAGCTGGGCGATTGTACTACATGGAGCAAGATGGCTTCACCATTCGCGATGTAACGCACAACTTTACCTTTGTGCCACAGGTAACAGATGACTCAAGCAAGGGCTTTGTTGTAGGCTCTCGATGGTCGCTGGATGATGGCACGGTATACCTTTGCTCAGATGCCACAATTGGCGCGGCTGTGTGGGCGGTGCAAACGGCATCAGTTGGAAGTCTTCAAGATGTGACTGATGTTGGCAATATAACAACGAACGATTTAATTGTTCAAGGTGCCAATGACTTTATAGGCCAAGTTTCATCGCAAAGTATATCCGTCTTTAACACCGTTTCAAACGCCTACGCTGAGTTATTTGTCACTACGAATGGCCAATTGACATTATCAGATGGCACAAGTGCGGGTATTCTATCGGTTAACAACCTTGTAAATTCCAACGTACAGTTAGAGTTCCCTAACAAAGTAACAGGCAATTATACCATTGCCACAACGACGGATATACCGAACACGATTGTCGAATCAGTGACCGCAACAAGCCCTGTGGCTTCGAGTGGCGGGGCTAATCCTGACATCTCAATCAGCCAATCCTCGGCGAGTAGTGATGGCTATCTCAGCAGCGCAGATTGGAATACCTTCGACGGCAAATTCGATGTGCCAACGGGCAGCAATACTGACTACTTAGATGGAACGGGCGCACCTCAGCCATTTCCAACCCTTACAAATGGAACGGTTACATCGGTTGCGGCAACAGTACCAAACCCAACAAACCCAGCATTTAGCGTTGCAGTACCTAACTCAACCACGACACCAAGCGTTGACATAACGGCAAACGGAGTTGTAAGCCAATACATTCGTGGCGATGGCTCACTCGCTAACTTCCCTCTCGGCGGTGGAGGTGGCGCATCAGTTAACTATTATCTCAACGGCTCAATCAGTCAGGGCACGATAGGCGGCAATGCTTACTTCCAAATGAGCCGCACTCCAGTGCTCGGAGGTGGCACGAACTTCACACGCACGCAGGCGCAAGGCAATGGCTACATCGCGCAATTCATAACGAATGCAGGCGACCCGAACCTTTTGGCAATCCCTTCAGGCAATTGGAATTTCGAAACTTACTTTAGTGCATCGAGCAACGGCGGTAGTCCGAGCTTTTACATCGAGCTTTACAAGTACGATGGCGCAACCTTTACGCTTATTTCAACAGGGGCAACAAATCCCGAAGCGATTACAGGCGGCACGGTGGTCGATTTGTACGTTAGTGCTCTTGCAGTACCTTCGACTGTATTGGTTGCAACTGACAGGCTCGCAGTGCGCATTTTTGTAACCACATCAGGTCGAACCATTACGCTGCACACCGAGGACAATAACCTTTGTCAAGTAATCACAACTTTCACCACAGGGCTTAACGCATTGAATGGCTTGACTGCGCAAGTGCAAAATTTCGCAACGGGCACGAGTGGCACCGACTTCGGCATCAGCTCGGCAAGCAGCACGCATACATTCAACCTACCAACTGCCAGCGCAAGCAACAGGGGTGCATTAAGCACAGCGGATTGGACTACATTCAACGGCAAGTTCAATACGCCAAGCGGCACAACCTCGCAATACGTTCGCGGCGATGGCTCGCTTGCTTCATTGCCTTTCGAACTTGTTGTGGCTGCATCGGATGAGACAACAGCACTAACGGCAGGCACGGCAAAGATTACATTTAGAATGCCGCGAGCTGTTACCCTTACCTCGGTTCGCGCATCGCTCACAACAGCGCAAGCAAGTGGCAATATCTTTACGGTTGACATCAATGAAGCTGGCACAAGTATATTGAGCACTAAGTTGACCATTGACAACACTGAAAAGACAAGCACAACGGCTGCGACACCTCCGGTCATAAGCGATGCCAATCTTGCCGATGATGCAGAGATGACAATCGACATCGACCAAATCGGAGACGGCACGGCTAAAGGCTTGAAGGTTACATTAATCGGCACAAGGGCATGAGTTTCATTGTTAATCCTTACTGGTACGCAAGCAGTGGCTGCGCTGATGCCGATGCAAATGCTTTCCTAACAGCGGCAGGGATAACAGACCCGACCATCTCGGGCGCGATTTGCACATTGGTAACAACACTCAAATCACAAGGCATTTGGAGCAAGCTCGATGCTATCTATCCAATGGTAGGAGGAACAGCCACAACGCATAAGTTCAACCTAAAGAATCCCGCTGATACCAATGCAGCGTATCGCTTGAGCTTTGTCGGTGGCTGGACTCACTCGGCAAATGGTGCTTTGCCCAATGGAACCAACGCATACGCTGACACCTTTTGGCTAAGCACACAGCAGAACTCGGCGAGCTTGTCATTCTATTCGCGCAGCAATACCACTGGATTATTCCATGAATACGGAAGCGGTGTCGGGCCTTTAACTTATTTATTGTTAAGGTTTAACAATTTGATATATGCCACAGTGAATGCATCTTCCGACAATACTGTTGCAAATACCGATTCACGCGGATTCTATATGATTTCTCGGACTGCTTCGAATGCGGTTAAAGTTTACAAAAATGCTTCAGCAGTAATAACCGCATCCACAGCCAGCTCGGGGGTTCCAACCTACGATATGATTATTTCTGCTTGGAGGCAATTCCCGGGCACAATTATTCGCTACTCAAATCGACAGTGTGCATTTGCCACATTGGGCACAGGATTAAACGATACCGAATCCGCTAATCTATACACAGCGATTCAAGCATTTAACACAACATTAGGACGGCAAGTATGACACAAGTATACCAACTAACACCCGAACAAGCTGAGCAATTACGCGGCGTTCAATATGTTGCAGATATGACATTCAACCCGATCGAAGATGCGAATGGCAATTGGATAATAAGCGGCGAAGAGGTAAGCAGCACAACCATCGAATGGGTGAAGCAATTGCCAGCGATTGAATATATTCCAAAAGATGTATTACCTTTGTAAAAACTACCCACTATGGCAGGCGTAAAAGTAACCGACTTAACACCCTTAGCAACGGCAGCGAACGATGACATCTTCTACATCGTTGATACAAGCAGCAACACGAGCAAGCAGATTGAGGTGCAAGACATCTATTCAGGAATGCCGCAGTTTGCGAGTGGCAGTTTCACGCCTACGATTACCGATGAGGTGGATTGCACTGTAACGCCATTGCGTGGCATTTACAGCCGCGTTAATGATGTTGTTACAATGACACTTTACTTGAGCATTGCTTTGGACAATCCTGCGGGTGTTGGTACATTCAATGTTGCGCTTCCGGTTGCATCGACATTTGCAACGGCGAGGGATTGCTATGGCACTGCAACTATAATGACCAATTCAATTGATACCTTTACTTACTATATTATTTCTGCCGATACTGTAAACAATAAATGCGCTGTTGAGGTGGAGGGCAATACAGGAATAACCGATGTTAGCACGTTCATTTCGACAATTCAATACTTAGTGCTCTAATGCGCAGCACCTCAATTCTCGGCCTTAATCTGATTAAGAAGTACGAGGGATTGAGGCTCTCAAGCTACCTATGCCCCGCCGGAGTGCCCACGATTGGCTACGGCTCGACACGCTACCCGAATGGCAAGAAGGTAGTGCTCGGCGAAAAGCTGAGCGGCGAAAAGGAAGCAACGCAATTGCTACTTTCTACGCTTGACCCATTCGAGTCGGCAGTAAATAAACACCTACCTAACCTCAACCAATGCCAATTCGATGCGCTTGTCTGCTTCGCTTACAATGTAGGGACTGGTGCTTTGGTAAAGTCCACGCTGCTAAAGAAAGCCAAAGCCAACTCAGCCGACCCGAGCATACTCGATGAGTTCCTGAAGTGGAACAAGGCAGGCGGGAAAGTGCTCTCAGGGCTTACAAATCGCAGGCGAGAAGAAGCAAATATCTATTTCTCATTGTGTAATATTTAGGGCGCAATTGCCCCAACGCCGCGCTGGCGTGTGCGTATATTAGGTATGCGGAAAAGGGCTACCAAGCAAAGGCGAATACTCGATGTGATTGTGAAGCACTGGCGCGGCACAATCGGTTCGCTTATGATTCTGGTGTCCATCTTCCTACTTATCTTCAAAGTGATAACAGCCGAGACATTAACCGCCATCATTGCAGCACTATTAGCCGCAGGGTATATTCCAAAAGCCAAAAGCGATGCAACAGATTAGAAGAGATACAATAAAGGTAGTGCGCCACAGCAAGCTCAACATTGACACGATGAGCTGGGAGGCTGCTAATGCCGACACCTCATTCGCCCAGGCGAATCGTGAGAGCTTTCACGCTGTGATGGCGCAACCGGCAAAGGCGAAAGTGCTCACAGCATTCGACACGATTCAACCATGTGATGTATCTTTATACCCAGCCGCTACGTATTACATCCCGAAAACTCATCCTGTAAGAAACGAGCCGGAAATGCCAACGCCTATGAATTACGATATACTTGCCAACGGAATTGTGCTCACCTTCACGATGCTGCTTACCATCAAGTATGCGCTCGGATGTGTGCCAGCATGGCGTTCATTAATTGCGGATTTACGTTCGGTTTAACGTATCTTTGCAGCATGGCATCGCTGCACATCCTTGAGTCATCAATTGACCTCTTCTATGTGATCACCGACAGGGATGGCAACATCGTCACTACGAATGACCTATTCCGCGAGTACTCCAGCCACATAAAGCCCGGCAATATCCTCGACATCGCAGCGCAAGATAGCGACCGCGATGAACTGCTTGCAGCAATTCGCAAGGCGCAAACCAAATCGCCTGACCCGATTCGGGCATACGCTAAGACGAAGCAGAAGATAAGCTCGGAGCGTTTCAATATGTGGAATGTTTACGCCATTGTCGATATGCTGCACTTTATCGGAATTCAACTGGTCGATGTTACTTCCATAAGCAACCACGAATATGAACGGCAAAAGATGCTTCTCGAAGAATTTCGCTTCACCCTATCGCACGAACTTCGTCAGCCATTGACATCGATTGGTGGCTTGGTGAAGATGATAAACGAGCATACTTGGGCAACCGATCAAGAGCGCGATGGCGTTATGAAGATGCTCGAAGATAGCGTTGAAAAGCTCGACAATGTGATTCGGCTGTTAGTCAAAAAAGCAACACGGCAATTATGAATAACCTCCCAGCGACCGATTGCGAATGCGATGATAGACTTGTTAAAGTGCTGGCAGTTTACATAGCCGAGAAGTCGATGCCGATTAAGGTGGCGGGCGATATATTGCTCAACGAGCTTAGAGATAAGAGCACGTACCTCAAACGATTAAACGAACTGATAAAATGCAGCAAAGCAACGTAACCAGTCTCAGCCTCTTAGTAATATGCCTATTTCTTTTGCTGCTTTTGTTTCGCACTTGCGGAGCATTAGGTGAGGCTGAAAGCAATGCTATGTATCTGGATTCGCTCAATAATGAGTATATGGTACGCATCGCGAGAGATAGCAGCAAGATACACAGCCAAGGAGTGCAGCTCTCAGCGGCAGGCACCAAGCTGCGAGCCTTGCAGCTGCGTGAGCCTGAAGTGGTGATACGCTACCAAACGCGAACCAAGATTAAGACCGAGATTCAACTCGGCGAGACTGTGTACATTGACAGCTTTCCGCATATGAGATTGCCGCGTTACTTCCATCGGCCCGGTAAGTGGCTCGAGATAGGTGGGCAAATTAACCGCTTAGGACGGCTTCAGTTGGACTCAATTATTATTCCAGTAAGTTATACCGTTGCAATCGGAGATACGCTGCGTAAGGGCTTCCTATCGCGTAAGCGCGATAAGGTTGTTAGGCTTGGCATTGATAACCCATACGTGACTGTTACCGGCATGAGCAATATAATCGTGGCCGAGCCGCCTAAAAAGTGGTACGAGACACGCGCATTCGCTTTCGCACTTGGTGGCATTACAGGATTCGCAATTGGTCGCGCAAAATAATTGCGTTGTAAATCAGCACGTTATAAATTATTTTGCTTTTTTCTTTGTTCGTGTATTGCAGGTTCAAATAAAGGTTGTATGTTTGCAGTGTTAAACAATTAAACACTTACACGATGAGCACAACAATTAAAGCAGGAACAACAATTAAGGCGGTAAGCATTTGCGATTCAGAATGCGTTTTTACAGCCGAAGTACTAACTCGAAATGGTGATTTTGTAACCCTTAAAGTAAAAGGCTACAAGGATATTGTACGCAAAAAAGTAAAAGTAGGCTACAATGGTAACGAGTATGTTATGGCTTTAGGCACTTACTCAATGGCTCCAGCGTTTTCATAAGCATCACGGGCGGCTAACAACCGCCCTTTACACTCTTAAACCCTTAAACAATTATACAAATGGACACAATCACACAAATTACCGCAATTACCAAGTCAGGGATGAACCTTATTTGGCACGAAACCATGAACGATTTCATCGCTTACGAACTTGAGGTTCCAAACACCGACCTCTCCGAGCTTCCAATCGCAAAGGCAAAGGCAGCACAGTACCCACTAATCGTTGAAGTATCAGCCGTCATAATTGATGCCGACACTTACCAACTAATCGAAGTAATCAAGTAATTTCTTAAACCTTTATACACATGGACACAAGTACCACATTCCAAAACTACGAGCGCACAGAGTTCTACCATTACGATCACCTCAGCGGTGTTATGACCTTGCTCGTTTCACACGGATGCCAAAAGGGCATTCACACACGCTGCGATTCAGGCGCAGCAAACATGGCGCGTAAGTTCCACCGCGAGCAATTCGAGGGCGTACTGGTTGAGCATAGACTATTCGAGCCACTATCTCGCGCTGATTATGTCGATAGGTTTACCAGCGTAATCGATGGCATTAACCGCGACCTTATCCAATCACTCGAATCTGACAATCTTTAACCCTTAAACATTTATATCATGTCTTTAACAGCACCCATTGGCGGTTCATCGAATCGTCAAATCGCACCCGAAGGCAGCTACCCTGCACGCTGCTATCAAATCATTGACCTCGGAACCACTGAGCAGGGCGGTAACTATCCCGGTAAAAAGCGCAAGGTTCAATTCTTATTCGAACTACCTACCGAGCTTGCAGTATTCGATGAAGCTAAAGGCAGTCAGCCGTACTACGTGCGCAGCATCTACACGCTTTCGATGAATGAGAAAGCATTACTACGCCGCGACCTTTCGGCATGGCTTGGTAAAAAGTTAAGCGATGCCGAGGCAGCAAAGCTCGATATCTTTAAGATGCTCGGTAAGACCTGCATGGTGAACATCGCCCACGTAACGAAAGGCGAGAACACATATGCAAACATTATCAGCTTCGCGCCGCTGATGAAGGGCTATGAATGCCCAGCAGCAATCAATGAGGCATTCACCTACACGCCAACCGCGCACGATCAAGAAGTATTCTCAAAGCTGCCCGAGTTCATTCAGGATAAGATTAAAGAATCGGACGAATACATTGCAATGAGTCGCAATGAGCAAAGGTCAGCGTTTAATAAACCGCCTCAGAACATTGAAGAGCTGCCGGACATTGACGATATCTTCGGACAGAAAGCGGCGAATGATTTACCTTGGGATTAACTGAAAAAAATAAGGGGCGGTAAAGCGCCGCCCCTCTAACACTAATCGAAACAAACATGAACACATTGGCAAAGGTACAAATACCAATCGAGAAAATATACATCGCGATTAATTCGCCTAAAACATTAAACGCGCAATCGTTAATCGCAGCGAATAAAGGCATACTCATTAACAACGTGAGTGAATACAATGCAATGACAGCCTGCATTAAGGAGGTAAGCGATGCAGTTAAGGCAATCGAAGCAGCGCGTAAGGAAGTAACAACGCCGCTCGATGCTTTCAAAAAGGAATTGATGAAGCTCGAAAAGGATAGCATCGCACCGCTTAACGAGTTTATCGAATCAGCAAAGCAGCGAATGATTGATTACCACGAGCGCCTTGCTGTTGAGCGGGCTGCGGCTGAGGCAAAATTGAAAGCCGAAGCAGAGGCATCAATGCGGCAGGCGCAATCAATAGGCGATATTATGGCATCGTTTACGGATAGCCTATACACTACCAGCGTTGAAACGAATCACACTAAGAACGTGCGCACCACCATTAAGGCGCGAACGATTGGCGAGGTGGACTGGTTGAAGGTGCTCTCTGTTCAATTCGCATTTGGCAACCTAACCGCTGAAGATTTAATCGGCGGGCTGCCTAAAGCAATGAAGGAGCTCGGCGTGGATAGCATCGATGGTATTGAACTTTACGAATCTAAAACACAAGTAATACGATGAAAATCAACGAAAACTCAGCCTACGTGGAGGACACTTGCGGCAATAGGATTATCGTAAACCGCAATAACGATAAGCTCACGGTGTCGATTAAGTTAGCCAACAGCACAACCGATAGATATATTGGTGACATCAACATGAGCACGCGCACATTGATTGTAAAGCGAAGCCGGATGAAGCACCTACTCGTTAAGCGCAATGCCTATGGACTAAATCATAAGCTAATCACAGAGGCAACGCGATTCGATACAGTGCGCATCATTGATGAATTCTCGACATGGAATATACCGCGTGAGTTTATCGTTGAGCACGGCCAGCCATTGCTCTTCACAAGGTACTGCCATGAGCTTCAAATATTCATTTCACTTGAGCAGATTGAACAATTCAAAGAAGTGAAGCCATGACACGCGAAGAGTATATCAAACACCCAGCAACGAGCGCGAGCCGTATCAAACGCCACTATACAGGCGATATAAGCTACGCACAAGCCGCACTCGATGCCGGTGCTGCGTTTCACTTCGACCTACTGGAGCAGCCATTCATTAAGATGCCTGAGCCTGTGCGCAATGTTTACACAGCGATTAACGAATTGCCGATGCTTGCGCGATTGTTTAATGAATCGGAGCACGAATACATCAAGCTCGGAAGCGTTGAGGTAAACGGCATTGAGCGCGAGGCGAAGGGCATGATGGACTTGTGCTGGATAAGCGAGGGTATTATTGCCGATGTTAAGACCACAAGCGCGCCAACGATGCAGGCATTTGCCGAAGATATGATACGACACCTCAACCACGTTCAGGCGGTATGGTATTCGATGCTTATGGACTTCAACCCTGCGAACTTTTACTACATCGGCATCCCGCCAAAGGTGAAGCAGTCAGGAAAGTTCAGCGACCTCTACCTATACCGGCACAATGCGCTCGAGATTGAGAACGCGAAGCAGTTAATAAGTAAATACTTCGAGCAATTATGAGCGCGGCACCTGACTTAGGCAACCTGAGCGAGTTCATTGATCACAATTATAAGAACGTGGCTTCGTATCTCATGGCTTGCGGTTTCGATTATTATGAGTCGAACTATAAATATCGGAAGTTCTACAACGATTATGAGAACAATCGCTGCATCGTTATTGACCTCTACGATGATGCTGAACGCCTTAATAAGGTCGAGCTGGTACGAATGATTGATAAAGTTTATTCGCGATGACACACGGCAGCTTATTCAGCGGAATCGGCGGCTTTGATTTAGCCGCTGAGTGGATGGGGTGGGAGAACATATTCCATTGCGAGTGGAATTCATTCGGGCAAAAAGTATTAAAATATCACTTTCCAAATTCAATCAGTTATGATGACATCACAAAGACAGATTTCACTATTCACAGAGGACGAATTGACATCCTCACAGGTGGATTCCCCTGCCAGCCCTACTCAATGGCCGGAAAGCGACTTGGAAAAGAAGATGAGCGACACCTCTGGCCGGAGATGCTTAGAGCGATTCGAGAAATTCAGCCGCGTTGGGTTGTGGGCGAAAACGTTCTCGGCCTTGTTAATTGGTCAGGAGGGGTGGTCTTCCACGAAGTGCAGGCTGATTTGGAAGCTGAAGGGTACGAAGTTCAACCGTATGTACTTCCAGCTTGTGCCGTCAACGCACCGCACCGAAGAGATAGAGTATGGTTTGTTGCTTACCGAAATGCTACCAACCCCATCGGCATACGATTGCAAAGATGGGAGGCATCCGGACACATTCAAGGCAGCACAGGAAAGACACAAAGCAAAGGGAGTGAATCTTCAATTTCCTTTGAAGCAAATGGCTCGGAACGGACTACTCCCCACACCAACGGCAATCCAAAGGGAGCACCCCGACAGAGTACAAGCACTACAAGAAACAGGAGCAACATCAATGTTCAGCAGAGCGAACGGGGAAGCAAGACCGAACTCAATAATAGACCATTTGCAGTTTCACGGGATGTTGCCCACCCCCACGGCAATGGACTCAACGAACGCAACGGCAACGATGAAGAGCAGCCAAGTGAAGGAGGGCTCGATGCACAGTGTAACCCTTTGCCGAGCAATGGCAATGGGGATGTTACCAACACCGAATCAAAGAGATTACAAGGATGCCCAGACTCCGGAAAAGTATCAAGCGCGAAAAGAAAAATGGGCAGAAAAGGGAATCAATCTACAATTGAGTCTGCCGCAATTGTTAAAGAATCAAATGCTTCCAACACCGACAACGAGAGACTGCAAAAGCGGTCAATCACCAAATGGAATGACGAGAAAGGATGGCAAGAGCAGAGCAGACCAATTGAACAATCTGCCGGTAATGCTTGGGAAGCACACTCAACAAACTGGAGAAATTTCCCAACAACTGAACCCACAATTCGTACTCGAAATGATGGGATTTCCTCCCGACTGGACGGAATTACCTTTTCTAAGTGGCGAAACGAATCAATCAAAGCCGGAGGAAACGCCATAGTGCCTCAAGTGGTTTACCAAATTTTCAAAGCAATCGAGCAGTATGAGAAAGGCTAAAGAATCAGATATATACTTTGCAATCGCGAAGTTTATGAAGCTAAAGCACGCGAGAGTATTATGGCGTTTCGACTTCAGCGCGGGCGTAAAGATGAGCATCGGGCAAGCGAAATCGCACAAGGGGCTCAACCCGCATCGAGGCTACCCTGACCTATTCATCTGCCAGCCATCGAACGGTTACGCTGGGCTATACATCGAAATAAAAAAGGAGGGCGAACGAACGCAGCGCAAGGACGGCACGCTCTACGCCGATCAACACCTTGAAGAGCAACATGCAATGCTCAACCATCTTAACATGGTAGGATATAAGGCCGTGTTCGGCATTGGGTTAATGGAGTGCATTGAAATAATTGAAGAGTATTTGAGATAAATTGTGTATATTTGAGCATTCGGAGGTCAGAGCCTGAATGTATTTTCAAAAATCTTGAAGCCCTTTGATGGCTGCGAGGCGAAGTTTAACAACCGAGCCGCTCTGACCGCAGCCGCCAAAGGGCATTTTTTTTACAATGGATAAGCGAGATACTTGCATATTTTACCGATCAATGTATGAGGCAATGCAAGAGCTACCTGAAGCCGCAAGGCTTGAGTTATACGATGCAATTTTTCTTTATTCGCTCGATTTCAAACAGACTGAATTAACCGGACTCGCGAAGGCATTATTCATTGCTTTTGAGCCTGTGTTAACAAAGGGCAATACTAACTATATAAACGGAAGCAAACCGAAATCGAAGCGAATCGGAAGCGAATCGGAAGCGAAACCGAAGCGAATTGAAAGCGAAACGGAAGCCTATAAGGATAAGGATAAGGATAAGGATAAAGATAAAGATAAGGATAAAAATAAAGATAGCTTTAAGAGGTGGAGCGAGCAAGATTTGATTGAATCAATGACGGCATACAAGGATAGATATCCTAAGGAACTCCTAAATGCTTTCTTTAACTATTGGACTGAGCCGCTTGCGAATGGTAGGATACGTTTGACCTCTCAGGATGCTTGGGATACTGGGCGAAGATTGGTTACTTGGAATAAACGCGATAAGGATAAGCAACCAGCAAACGCAGCACCAACAAAGACACGCGCATCGATGGGCGTTAAGATGGAATAAAAAAATAAATCATTCATTCACTAAATTTGAATTATGAACATCCCAAAGCACTACGTGCCTAAAATCGAACAGGCTCTTATGTTCCTTTGCCTAAACGGCGATGATAACTACAAGGAAATCGCGCCGCAGCTTATCGATGAACACTTCTCAGACGATACAGCCCTCAAAGCCTTTAAGGTCATAAACGCGATAATGAAGGACGGCAAGCAGCCGACATTCGTTACATTCGGAAAATACGCATTATCGGAAAAAACACTCACGGCTAATGAGATTGCCAGCGTAACCCAGTGGGGCAATGAGCTGAGTTACTCCGAGCCAATTAATGAGTACATCAGCATTCTCAAAGATGAACACATCAAGCGCAGTATAAACCACATCCTAACCGAAGAGGCACTCGGCTTAGGTAAGTTGAAGAGCGGAGGTGAAACAGCGGTTAACATCATTAAGCGCCTCAATACCCTGATCGAGAATGGCAGCCCTACCGATAACATAATCACTACCCTTCAACTCACCCACGAAGAGCGGCAAGCATACTACCGCCGCGCAGCGTTACATCAAAGCGGTAAGACGAGCGGATTGAATACTGGCATCGCAGCACTTAATCGATTCACTGGAGGCTTTCATCCCGAGCTTATAATCTTAGCAGGCAGGCCATCGATGGGTAAGACAGCCCTCGCATTGTACCACGCCTGCCAGTTCAATGAGCCGGGCATATACTTCAACCTCGAGATGAATCAATCGCAGCTCTGCCAGCGGCTCATACTTCAACACGCGAACGATGCGATTAATAGCGCACGCCTGCGCGATGGTAACCTATCTCAGCCCGAGCTACACGCATTCGAAACCACGATCGGATTAGTTGAGAAGCTACCCATAACAATCTACGATAAGCCGCGATGCGGTGTGCATGAGGCAATACGCATAATGCGGCGGGAGTCACGTAAGAACAATTGCAAGTGGGCAATCATTGACTATCTTCAGCTTATGACAATCGAGGGCTTCAGAGGCGGTAATCGCGAGGCTGAGGTTGCAGAGATAAGCCGAACTTTGAAAGCCGCACAGAAGGAGCTTAATATACCGATTATCGCACTTGCCCAGTTGAGTAGGCAAGTCGAGCAACGCGCCGATAAGCGACCGATACTCTCAGACCTTCGCGAGTCGGGTAGCATCGAACAGGATGCCGACACTGTTATGTTCGTCTATCGACCTGAATACTACGGATTGAATGATGAAGCTGGCAACCCTTATAGCTCCGATGTATTTTACCTATTCGAAAAGCATCGGCAAGGTTCAACCGGTGAGGTACGCTTTAAGCATAACAGCACCCTCACGAGCTTTCACGATAATGGCTCGAGTGGTGGCAGCACCTTCCTTCCGGTTAAGCATGACATGCCTGAGCTCGAGCCGAAAGCAATGCAGCCGAATGAAAGTTTTGATATAAGCCCCTTCTAATGACAATCGAAGAGCAACTAATCGAGCGCATGAATAACTACGAACCGAGCGAGGCAACGATAACCGATGGATGCGTAACATACCACAGCACCACGCGAACGCATCGAAGCTACGCAGCGCACTTGAAACACGCACTTAATGGCTCATTCGTGCGCAAGGCATACCTCAAACGCTGCTATGGGTGGCTGATGCTTTTGAAAAAAAACGGCATCGAAATGCACCACACAATCAAATAAATACTTATCTTTGCAATTCAATGGAGTCAAGTGAAAACATAAAGACAGGGCGAGGGGGATACCGCGAGGGCGCTGGAGCAAAGCCGCTATATGGCGAGCCAACGGTTAACATTACCTTCCGCGTGCCTGAGTCGCATAAATCATCAATTCGCCGTATGGTGTACGATTACATGGATGGGTTAAAGACAAACCCTAAGAACGAACCTAAGCAAAATATTCCTGAATATGGCTGTTGACTTATTAACCATACCATGTGCGATTGAATCGGTAGCAACGCGCCGCGATAAAACCATTAAGGTTACAATCGGAACGCAGGAGCTAACGCCCGAGCAAACGAGCGCACTATTCAACCAGTGGATGGGTGGAGTGGGTGTGATGGCATTCAAAGGCGAGCAGTTCAACTACAACGATGAACAGCTACTTAATAACCTTAAACTCGATGCCGCCGAGCTTGGAAGTAAGACACCGAGCCAGCGGTTACGATCAACACTCTATGTGCTATTCGAACACGCACCGGAAGGGCATAAGGACTTTAACAGCTTCTACGCGACAATGATGGAGCGATTCATCGAGATGGTTAAGAAACGCATTGATACATACAACCTATGACACGCAGACTAAGAGCCGGAGTATTCATTGATTCAGAGGTGAACGGAAAGCCGCATTATTTCGGCTACCTTACGCATCCGAGCATGGAGTACGATATAGCCGTGGCATTCACTGAAAAGGATTTGAAAGGCTTTGCAGAGGTTAACAAGCTGATACTGCCAACCGATGAACCTGAGTATAAATTCGGCGTTATATTGCCAACCGAAGACCGCGATAAGAACAATGCCTACACATGCAAAGTATTCGCATCGGGCAAACTGCACAACCTCGTTATCTACCCACTGCAATACAATCAAATCGCTACCAATGGGCACAGCCTTAACGCACAGCACGAAGGCCGTATCTTCACCGAACTAATCACAGCATAACATGCCACTATTCCAAGGAGACAGTCAAGAGGTAATCAGCATGAACATCCGCAAGCTAATAGGCGAGGGATATCCACCGCAGCAAGCGCAGGCAATCGCACTGGCAGAGGCTGAGAAGTACCGCAAAGCACGTAGACGATGAGAGTATCATTCGACATCGATGGTGTGCTGGACACAGAGCCCGGCAAGCAGATTGCACAACGCGCAATTAACAGGGGCGATGATGTGTTTATTATAACAGCCCGCAACGAAGGCCGCGCATCGGCTGAGGTATTCGCCATCGCTGAAGAGCTCGACATACCACGCCTGCGTGTTTACTTCACCAATGGCGCTGATAAGTGGCGGACCATCGATCGGCTCGACATCGATTTGCATTACGATAACAGCCGCGAGCAGGTCGATAAGATTGAGCAAAACACTGATGCACAGGCTGTGCTATTTAGGAGTTGACATGAAAACAAAAGCAGTTAAGATATCAGAAGTTAAACTCAATCCGAATAATCCTCGATTGATTAAGGATGAGAAGTTTGCTAAGTTGGTGCAGTCGATCAAAGACTTGCCCGAGATGCTTTCCATTCGTCCTATCGTAGTCAATAGCGACATGGTGGTGCTTGGTGGCAATATGCGACTAAAGGCTTGCAAAGAAGCAGGATTGAAAGAAGTACCTATCATCATCGCAGACAACCTAACGGAAGAACAACAACGTGAATTCTTAATCAAAGACAACGTAAGCGGAGGCGAATGGGATTGGCAGATGCTTGCTAACGATTGGGATACTGAGCAGCTTAATGATTGGGGGCTTGATATTCCAAACTTTGAGACTGAGCAAGTACTCGAAGCAGTTGAGGACGAGTTCGAAGTACCTGATGGGGGCATTGAAACAGACATCGTACTTGGTGACCTATTCGAGATTGGAGAGCATCGGTTGCTTTGTGGGGATTCAACGGATAGCGATGCGGTTGCAAAGTTGATGGATGGGCAAAAAGCGGATATGGTATTTACTGACCCGCCGTATGGAATAGGCTATGAAAGCAAAGGAAGGAAAATACAAAACGATGAAAGAAGGGATGATTTTGAGGAATTTCTTTTAGATGTATTTACCACATTAGATTTATTTATTAAAGAAGGATGCCCAATTTATGCTGCAAGTCCAATAGGTTTAGAACAATCTAAATATGTGAATGCATGGCTATGGAAATATCAATCAGCTATTGTTTGGAAAAAGCCATCTTTAAATTTATCAAGATTTGATTATCATCCAATACATGAAATAATACATTATGGATGGAAAGAAGGAGCAGCTCATAAATGGTACGGAGATAGAAAACAAACATCCGTATTTGAATTTGAAAAGACAAGAAACAATAAAGAGCATCCAACGATGAAACCTATTGGTTTAGTAGAATATTTCATGAATAATTCTTCGGTAAAAAAAGATATTATTATTGACGTATTTCTTGGCAGCGGCTCAACAATGGTTGCATCACACCAACTTAAGCGTAAATGCTACGGGATGGAACTCGACCCGAAGTATTGCCAAGTGATTGTCGACAGGATGCTTAAACTTGACCCATCGCTTACAATTAAGCGCAATGGGCAGCCATATTTACAGCGAAAAAACAGCGATGCCAAAGCCTGAGAACATAGAGCCACATAAATTTAAGAAAGGGCAAACGGGAAACCCTAACGGGCGACCACGTAAGCTGCCGGAGCTTCACGTATTGCTCGCTGATGTATTGGGCGAAGAGAAGGATGGCATCACGGCAGCAGAGGCAATACTTAAAGCACTAAGAGCAAGAGCCACGAAAGGCGATGTCCGAGCATCTGAGTTGTTGCTTGACCGTGCTTACGGCAAGCCGAAGCAGACCAATGAGACCACGCTAAAGACTACCGAGCCGTTGGTGATCATCAAGACGAAAGAGGATGGCAATGCTTAAGGCCATCGGCATCGGAGTGCTGTTCACCCTGTTCATGGTTGGACTTGCGTACTGCTTAGTGCTGGTGCTTCGCCACATTATCGACTGCATGCCCGACCCGAATGATGAGGAAGAATAATGAACTTCGAACTCACTGGCAGGCAGACCACAGCATTCGAGGCAATTGAGTCAGGCGCATACCGTGTCATCGTATTCGGGGGGGCCATACGTGGTGGCAAAACGTATTGGCTGTTGCTAACTCTCAGCTACCTTGCGCTTCAATACCCGCGGAGCCGATGGGTGATTATTCGCCGCAGCCTGCCGGACCTGAAGCGCACAACCTTTACATCCTTCAACTCGATACTTGACGATGGCGTGAATCAGTACGTTGAGAGCTGGAACCGAGACACGCAAGTAGTGACATTTATCAATGGCAGCGAGTTGCTGTTCATGGCTGAGAGCTTTGACGATGATAAAGACCTCAACCGCTTCAAGGGGCTCGAGGTCAATGGCGCGGGCTTGGATGAGGTTAACGAGTTGCAAGAGCAGACATTCTACAAGGTGCAAGAGCGCATCGGCTCATGGAACAAGGCGCATGGCAAGCCGCCGATCGTGTGCCTCGCAACGTGCAACCCGGCGAACAACTGGGTTAAGTCAATCATCTACGAACGATATAAAGAGGGCACGCTGCCCGAGCGCTGGACATTCATCCCGAGCAAGATTACCGATAACCCGCACATACCGGCTGAGTATCTTGATAGCCTGAAGGAGCTTCCGCCTGTGCAGTACGCCCGATTCGTGGAGGGCGATTGGGATGTGATGGACGATGTGGCGAACCCGTTCCTCTACGAGTGGAGCGATGATAAGCACATCGATGACAGCGTGCAGCTCAACCGCAACATGCCAGTGCACATCAGCGTTGACTTCAACATTAACCCGCTGTGCGCGCTTGTGATGCAGCACGTTG